GCAGTCAAATCATCAACTCCAGCACCTTGTCGTCAAATGATTAAGGATGGTCTTAAACTTATTATGACAAAGACTGAAGACGATTTGATTGATTATATTGATCAATCAAGAAAAAAATTTAATAGTCTTTCGGTGGAAGAGATTTCTTTTCCAAGAACTGTAAATGATGTCGTAAAACATAAAGCAGTTAATACCATCTATGGAAAAGGAACACCAATTCACGTTAGAGGTGCTCTTCTTTACAACCATATAATTAAGGAGAAAAAACTAGATAAAAAATATGCAACAATCCAAAATGGTGAAAAAATAAAATTTTGTTATCTTAAACTTCCTAATCCAATTCGTGAGAATGTAATATCTTATCTTCAAGAATTTCCTAGAGAATTGGGATTGGACAAATATATTGATTATGAGTTACAATTCAATAAAGCATTTTTGGAACCAATGAGAGTCATTCTTGACGCAATTGGTTGGAGAATAGAAAAAACTTTAACTTTAGAATCATTTTTTGCCTAATGGACTTGCCAATCACTGAGAGTGAATTTAAAAAAATTTTAGATTTACTAAAAAGATCTTCCGAAAAAGATTTATATAATAAATTGTGGTCATTTAATTTTAATAGGAAAAAATAATTATGGACTTTTTAAAAGACATTGTAAAAGAAATCGGAGGAGAGTATACACAACTTGCCTCTGACATTGATGAGACTGAGACTTATGTTGACACGGGTTCTTACATCTTTAATGCACTGGTTTCAGGTAGCATATTTGGCGGTGTATCTGGGAATAAGATTACTGCTATTGCTGGAGAGTCTTCTACTGGAAAAACTTTCTTCTCTCTCGCTGTGGTTAAGAATTTTCTTGATAATAACTCCGATGGTTATTGTCTCTACTTTGATACTGAAGCTGCCATTACAAAATCTCTATTAGAATCGCGTGGAATTGATACTAATCGTCTTGTGGTTGTAAATGTTGTTACTGTAGAAGAGTTTCGTGGTAAGGCACTCAAGGCAGTTGATATATACTTAAAAAAACCTGTAGAAGACCGCAAACCTTGTATGTTTGTGTTAGACTCTTTGGGTATGCTCTCAACCGAGAAAGAGATTACTGACGCACTGAATGATAAGCAAGTTCGTGATATGACTAAATCGCAACTTGTGAAAGGTGCTTTCCGTATGCTCACTCTTAAACTGGGTCAGGCAAACATCCCAATGATTGTAACCAATCATACCTACGATGTTATTGGTTCTTATGTTCCTACTAAAGAGATGGGTGGTGGTAGTGGTCTTAAGTATGCCGCTTCTACTATCATATATCTTGGTAAAAAGAAAGAAAAGGATGGAACAGAAGTTGTTGGAAACATTATCAAAGCAAAGACTGCTAAGTCGCGTTTGAGTAAGGAGAATCAAGAAGTTGAAGTCCGTCTATTTTACGATGAGCGTGGTCTTGACCGTTATTATGGTCTTCTGGAACTCGGGGAACTCGCTGGACTCTGGAAGAATGTTGCGGGACGTTATGAGATTAATGGTAAGAAAATTTATGGGAAGGAAATCCTGAAAAACCCAGATCAATATTTTACAGAAGAAGTAATGCAGCAACTTGATGCTGCCGCGAAACAGCAATTCTCTTATGGAACGAATTGAGACCACAATTCTCAGAAACCTAATATTTAATGAAGACTACTCACGCAAAGTTATTCCTTTCATACAACCAGATTATTTTGAGAAAAAGACCGAAAAGGTCATTTTTGAAGAGATTGTCCAATTTATTGTTAAGTATGGTTCGGCAATCACCATTGAAGCACTCAGCATTGAAATAGAAAATCGCACAGATTTAACAGAGGAGCAAATAAAAGAAGTCAGAGAAATTAATAAATCTCTAAATGATGCTCTTGTAGAAAAACAATGGTTACTCGATACTACTGAAAAGTGGTGTCGTGACCGTGCAATTTATCTAGCACTTATGGAGTCAATTCATATTGCTGATGGTAATAATGAAAAAAAGAATCGGGATGCTATTCCCAGTATTCTTTCTGATGCATTAGCAGTATCTTTTGACAATAATATTGGACACGACTACTTACAAAATTATGAGGAACGATATGAGTTTTATCACCGAAAAGAAGACAAAATCGAATTTGATCTTGAATACTTTAACAAAATTACCAAAGGTGGGATCCCTAACAAAACTCTTAATATCGCTCTTGCTGGTACGGGTGTCGGGAAATCTCTATTCATGTGCCATGTGGCTAGCTCCGTCTTGCTCCAAGGACGGAACGTTTTGTACATTACGATGGAAATGGCAGAAGAACGCATTGCTGAAAGAATTGACGCAAACTTATTGAATGTGCCAATTCAGCAACTGGTAGACCTTCCTCGCCAGATGTTTGAAAATAAGGTCACAAGTCTTTCCAAGAAAACTCAAGGAACCCTTATAATTAAGGAATATCCAACTGCATCTGCACATAGTGGACATTTTAAAGCACTTCTTAACGAACTTGCACTTAAGAAGTCATTTAGACCTGATATTATTTTCATTGATTACCTTAATATATGTGCTTCCAGTAGGTATAAATCAAACCTTTCTGTCAATTCATATTCGTATATCAAAGCAATTGCTGAGGAATTGCGTGGACTCGCCGTCGAGTTTAATGTCCCAATTGTCTCCGCTACTCAGACCACTCGTTCAGGTTTTGGTTCTTCTGATGTTGAACTTACTGATACTAGTGAGTCCTTTGGTCTGCCTGCTACTGCTGATCTTATGTTTGCCCTTATTAGTACAGAAGAGCTTGAGCAGTTGGGACAGATTATGGTGAAGCAGTTGAAGAACCGATACAATGACCCTACAATTTACAAACGTTTTATTGTAGGAATTGACCGTGCTAAAATGCGTCTTTATGATTGCGAACAAACAGCACAAAAAGATATACTTGACTCTGGAAACGAAGACGAGTATAATGATTACGAAGACAAAAAACCTAAAAAATCATTTGAGGGATTTAAATTTTAATGGAAACCAAACACGTTAATTTTGACAAGTATGCTGAATTTGTGGATGTAGTCACATCTGATGCATCTAAAGATTTTCTTGCACTTTCTGACCGTCTTGTTGCTCTGGACGAAAAGGGTGCAAATATTGAGCGACTTCTAACTGGTGCTGTTGGTATCAATGCGGAAGGTGGTGAGTTTATGGAAATTGTCAAGAAGATGATCTTTCAGGGCAAACCTTATAGTGAAGACAACCGTGAGCATCTGATTATTGAACTGGGGGATATTATGTGGTATGTTGCTCAAGCGTGTATTGCACTTGATGTCACTCTTGACGAAGTTGTTGCTCGTAATGTTCAAAAACTTTTGAAGCGTTATCCTGAAGGTGCTTTTGACTCATACTTTTCAGAAAACCGTGCTGCTGACGATCGATGACTAAAGAAAAACAAGTAACACTTAAAATGGATGCCAGGTGCGCCGCTGCAATTCGTCAGGTCCTATTCGATGCTCAGAAGGGATACACTTATGATGAATTGAGTGTTCCTCCTCGTATTACTGATATTCGTGGAGTGATTAAAGATATTGACGATAACATTGGTGCTGTTCTTGGTGTCTAATAAATATTTAAAAAAATGTCTTTGATCGGCAAAAGAAAAGGAAGACCGACTACAAGAATGCAGTTTGACGCTCTTCTTAAAAGATTTTTAGTCTTTCTTAAAAGAGAACTTCATTTGACATATGACATTCCATATGTTTTAATAGATGATTCTGATTTTGCTAAAGATCATATGGCATTTGGGATGATGAAAAAAAACGTGCTTTATATTAGTATTGTCAATCGTCATCCCATTGACATTTTGAGAACGGTATCTCATGAGTTTATACACTATAAGCAAATCGTGGATGGTAAAAAAATTACATCACATCCAGGAAGTCCTGCCGAAAACGAAGCAAATGCTAAGGCAGGTGAAATTATGAGGAAGTATGGGAGACTTCATCCAGAACTATTTGATCTTATGCCCATACGTTAATCTATTTTTGCCCGTGTACTCCAATGGTAGAGAGGGTGGACTTAGAATCCATACAGTGGAAGTTCGAATCTTCTCACGGGCACTTCTAAATAAAAATAAAATAAAAAAGATCTATGACGGATTCGGAGATATTATTGGCTTTAAATTCTGTGTTGTCCGGATATGAAACTAAAGTTGTTAAAACTGGACCAAAGGTAGATAAGATTAGAATAATATCATCACAAAGAGCAGAAGATCAGGATAATATATCTAAACAATTGAAGGCAAGAAGAATTAATTTTAAAAATGAAATTGATAAAAGTGAATCATCATTTCCAGTAACTAAAATTGTTTTACCGAAATCTGCATCGATAATTAAGTTAATTTATAAAAAATCTGGAGGTGGGGGATCTGGGGCAGGTGCTGCTCTTACAAAATTATCCGAATCTGCACAAGCATTATATGCGGCAGTTGTATTTAATGTTT